AATTTCAATACCATGTAAGTTTTAGCATCAACAGTCAAGCATTAAAAAGTTTAAATTTTAAATTTCAACATCAAAATGAAATTAACATGTTGGTTAAAACTGCTGAGTTACCTAAATTTCAAATTGCTACCGAAACCTTAAATCAATATAATAGAAAAAAAGTTGTACAAACTAAGATTGATTACCAACCTGTGAATATAGTATTCCACGAAGACAACTTTGGAGTTGTTAGACAGCTATGGGAAAACTATTATGGTTATTACTATGCCGATGCAGAAGCTAGTAAAATCTACGGAAACTATAATAGAACTGCAATGTTAGGCCCTGGATTTATTAGAACACCTTACGGCCTAGACAACAACAGTAGTATTCCGTTTTTTAACAATATTACAATATATCAATTTGCTCGAAGACAATTTACCAGTGCAACATTAGTTAATCCAGTGATTTCGCAGTGGAGTCATGACACTATGAATTATGCAGATAGTGGTCCTGCACAGAACACTATGACCTTAGCATACGAAGCAGTAAACTACGGATCAGGATCTGTATCACCGAACAATCCGCCAGGATTTGGTGTTGATCACTATGACACAACACCTAGTCCTCTGTCATTAGGCGGTGGCGGTACTGCCACAGTGTTCGGCAGTGGTGGTGTGCTTGCAGGAGTTTCTGATGTATTTGGCCGAGTCGCATCAGGCCAGGCATTTAACAGTCCTTTAGATTTTATCAGTACTGCTATTACAGCAGTCAACACCTATCAGAATTCAAAGAATTTAACCAAAGCAGGAGTTAGTCAAGAATTTACCAATATTGCGGTTAAGGGAATAACTAATGTAGGCCGTGCTGGAGCAGGGTCAATAAACAATACAGTGTTTCCCGTTAACGATTCCGGAAACGCAAACATAACAGTTGCTAAACCTAGAAGCATAAACGGCGGTGGCTAACAATGGTTGATAAAAATCAAAACTTTCCCTCAGAAGGTACATCAAGCTCAGAAGAAGTTAGAGCATTCTTTGACAAGTATTTTCTACATCAGATAACATTTCCAACAAATCAAATTGACGCAGTATTCGGATATTTTCTAAAGCGTGGCTTTGACGAAGCTGCTGCTAGAAGTGTTAGTATAGTGTTATTAAATCAAGCAAGATTAGAAAACATTAATCCTTTTAAACTTATCGATACTTTAAAAGGTGTAACTGATGCACAACTAAGTTCAGTAGTTGCAGAAGTACAAAACGTATACAGAGAAAAAACTTCCTTCTTAGGGTTTAAACTAGCCAGCGTAGAAGAAACTACAGAAAGCAGAAATATTAAACAATGAGTCGCAGATTTGCCCAAGGTAAGTATACAGTTGTAAACCCAGAGAAGTATGTAGGCAATCGTCAACCTACATACAGAAGTAGTTGGGAGTGGCAGTTTATGCGATTCTGCGATAACAATCCTAACATTATAAAATGGGCTAGTGAAGCAGTAAGTATACCTTACAAAGATCCGTTTACTGGTCGACAGACAATTTATGTACCAGATTTTTTTATACAGTATGCAGATAAAAACAATAAAATCCAAGTCGAGTTAATTGAAGTCAAACCGCAGAATCAAACACTACAAGAAAAAGTTGGCAAGAATCGCAACAACCAACTGCAGTATGCAAAGAATCAAGTAAAGTGGCGAGCAGCATACGCATGGTGCGCACGACAAGGTATTAAATTTAGAATACTTACCGAACAAGACTTATTCCATAATGGCAGAGTAGGATAAGTAATATTATGAAAAAACTTGAAGAAATTCTAAACTTGCCCGAAAGCAAAAAAACTATTAAAAAAGCTGAGAAAGAACAATCTGTAGAAGCTGTGCAACCACTGCTTAGAGACATGTCAGAGTTTGACAAAATTGCAGCGGCCTTACCACAGGTTAAAGGGCTAGGCGATATCAGCGATACTGAGTTTGATGCACTGGCTCAACGTGCTACAGATGCATTTGATGACCTAATGGATCTAGGAATGAATGTAGAAGCAAGATATTCCGGAAGAGTTTTTGAGGTAGCAGGGTCAATGCTTAAAAATGCAATTGATGCAAAAGCAGCAAAAATTGATAAAAAACTAAAGATGATCGAACTGCAGATCAAGAAACAAAAACTTGATCAAGACGCAAATCAAGATGATCAAGGTATAGATGTTTCAGGCACGGGCGTTATTGTTACGGATCGTAACAGCCTTATCGAAAAACTTAAAAATATGAATAAATAATAGACTAGGACTGCGAGCATGAAATCATTTGTAGAATATCTATCAGAAAGCCAGGAAGCAAAAAAGTATGCTTTCAAAATTAAAATAGCAGGAGATCTTCCAGAAAACTGTGAAGATGTAATGGAAACTGCTCTTAAAAAATACGAAGTAGCTAAGTTTGCAAAAACTAAAACTACCCCTATTCAAAGTAAACTTCCAGATTTTCCACAAATGGAAAATGCTGCCGTGACAGTGTTTGATGTTGAGCTTACATATCCAACAACCAGTACTGTATTACACAATTACCTAATTCAAGAAACAGGTGTTGATTCTTGCTGTATCAAAGTGCGTAGTCCTTTAGAAGAAGCAGAAGCAGAATTAAATGCTGAAAATCAAGAGATGGAAAAAGGCAAAGCTCTTTTAACACAAGATTACCAAAAAGAAAATAATCAAAATACAGTAGGCGACAAAGGTGTTAGTAATTTCTTAAAAGAATTATCTAAGGCTCGTAAAGATACAGAACCTACACAGTATAAAGGCGTGAATGATGCTATTCTAGCAAAGAAAGCTCCTAAAGAAAAATCACAAGAACAAGCTAAACCTGTTGCTGGCAAAAGTCCAATTGGTTCTGCTAAAGGAAAATAATTATGAACTTTAACGAACTATTCCAGAAAATGAGAGAGCTGGATCAACCAGTAATGCCTTCAGTGGCGCACTTGATGCTGCCAAAGATGCCGGCAAAGATGAATTTGAAGTTGACGGCAAAACTTTTCAAGTGAAAGAAGATGATGTCGAGGAGTGCGGAATGGGCCCAATGCCTAGCATGAATCAAGAACAACAAGATACCGTTACTATGAATTTAAGCATGAATGGATCTGGGTCAGGTGGCATTCGCGATCTATTAGATATATTAAAAAACATCGACGGTGAAGATGGTGGTGAAGAACAGTTAGGTAAACTAATGGGCAAAATGGACAAAGAACCTATTATTGGTGACACAGACATGCCAATGGATGAGTATGCAAATAGTCCAGATGAGGCACACGGTACTGTAGGTGATGTAACTCCCACAGGTAACGATCTGCACAGCAAAGGTGCAGAAGCTGAAAAAGTTAACGGTGGCGGAAACCCATTTGGTGTCGACGAAGATCTAGTTAATCGTTTAGCAAGCATGTACGAGTCTATTAAATCAAGAGACAACGTTAATGAGACATTAAATGAATTTGATGTTAAATTAATGCAACCTAGTAATGCAAACACTAATCGTATGTTTGGTGCTCACATTGCCGGAACTCCTGAAGTAAAGGCAATTGTTGCACAAATGAAACCTGAGGATTACGTAGAAACTAATAAATTTAAACAACAGTACCCAAGTGCAGACACTTACTTAGAAAAAAATAAATGGCGTGATGTTGTAATGGGTCGACAGAATCAGGATATGTATAATTTTGTGCAGCGTTATAATAGAGATAACAATAATTTGTCAATTGCTCAGTGGTTAGAAAAGGCAAAGAATTCTATTAAAGGTGCAGTTACTGGACAACCAGCAGAACCAGTAAGTTACAACGCGGCACGATTTGATCCAAATGCCCGCGGATACGGCCAGGATGTTACCAAACCTGAAAAAGCATTTCCAATGAAAGAATCAAATGAAATTGTTAAGTTAAGCAAGATGCTCAACGGCTAATCAGATTTAATCTTACTCAAAGCGACCCATAGGGTCGCTTTTTTATTGTAAATAGTACTATGGCAAGTAAATCATTAGATGGCGTTTTAACCAAGAAAGCGCATACACGAGAAACCTTCACTGAGCGACACATTGAAGATTTAGTCGCATGTTCTGATCCTAGTAACGGGTATCATTATTTTTGCAGTAACTATTTTTACATTCAACATCCTGTTAGGGGTAAGATGTTGTTTAAACCATTTGAATATCAGACAAGATTATTAGACGCATATCATAATCACAGATTTAA